TCAGCATTCCACCGAAGTGCATTGTCGTTGTGGCTGGATCGTCCAATGCTGGCAAGACGGCAATCCTTTTGGAGACGCTGCGCTTAAACCTCAAAAATCAATTTGAAAAGCTCTACCTCATGTCCGAAATGGGACCGAGCGAGTATAAGCAACGGATAGCCGCCTTTGGACAGGACACCCTAAGCCAGTGGGGAGCAAAGGTCAAAGCCGCCAGTGTCTCCTCCGGGTTCCATGCGGCTGTCAGTCAGCACAACCCCAACGGATTGACGGTTGTTGACTTTCTCGAAGAGGTGGAAGGCGAGTATTACCGGATCGCCTCAGACATTCGAGCCATCTATGACGCCCTGGAAAGCGGTGTGGCAATCGTTGCGCTCCAGAAGCACAGCAACGCCAGGGTAGGCCGGGGAGGGGAAGCGACCACCGAGAAAGCGCGGCTCTACATCACCATCGATCAACTCCTTCAGACATCCGATTGCGCTATCTCCGCCGTCAAGATCGTCAAGGCCAAGAATTACACCGGCAAGAACCCCAACGGTAAGGAACGGCATATCCGCATTGTAAGAGGGTCGACCATTGAGCCAATCAGTGAATGGATGTACTGCGACGATGCGAAACGGGAATATTTTTCCAAGCAGTACGAAAGACGCTACGGGAACGACAACTACCAATACGGGGAGGCACCTTTATGAAAATCGTCATCGACATCAAGATCAAGCGCAACGGAAAGTGGGGCGACATGGACGTTTCCGAGTTCAAAGAACACACACTTAACGCGTTTCTTGTCCGCTGGGATGGTGAGGATATGAGAATTCGGGTGGAAGAGAAGGGCAAAACATACTATATCGCCGGGACGCCAGAGATAGCCGCCCAGTTAAAAAAAAGATCGCATGGCCGGGCAACGGTGATGACTCCTGTTGAGTTTTGGGAACGGGCTAAAAAAATGGGCATGGAAAACGTGATGCTGGCCCCGGTGAGCGAATGTTTCCCCGCGCTGTTCCCTGGGGCGGCGGTGGAGCAAGTAACTTTATTTGGGGAAAACCCCCGACTATATTAAAATTTTCCTTTAACACAAGTGCGAAATAAGTTAAAAGGGGAAGAGGAATGAGAATCGCGTATATCGCGGGTCCGTATCGAGCCGCAACAAAAGAAGGCATTGACGCAAATATCGAACGGGCAAGAGACGTTGCGATCAAATGGTGGAAGCGGGGATATGCCGCTATCTGCCCACAAGCCAACAGCGCCCACATGGACGGCGAAGTACCAGACGAGGTTTTCCTTGAGGGCACAATGGAAATGATGCGCCGTGCCGATGTCGTTGTCATGATGGACGGATGGCTTGACTCAAAGGGAGCCGTTGCGGAACTGATCGAGGCTCGCAAACTCGGAAAGGATGTTTTGTATGATTCGCTCGTTTGACACCGGCGCGACCAGGGACACCGACGAGGGGAAATACGACTACGATGGATTTCTTTCCCCTGCTGTCATCCACCGATTCGGCGAGTATATGCACAAGCACCGGCTCCAGGCGGACGGCGCTTTGAGGGATTCCGACAATTGGCAGAAGGGAATTCCAAAGGCGCAGTATGTCAAGTCGGCCTGGCGGCATTTCATGGACTGGTGGGCGATCAGCCGCAAGGCTCCGGTAAGGGAGCATGACGTTGAAGAGGCTCTTTGTGCGCTGATGTTCAACACAATGGGCTATCTCCATGAAGTTTTGAAAGAGAAGTGCGAAATCGATCAGGCTGTTCGCAGCATGGCGAAGCCGTCAACCCATTTCCACGGGATGTAAATACTAATTTCACCGGTATTAGTAGCAAATTTATAGGAATGCAAATGAGCGAGAACTGGTTAGAGTTCTGCCGATCGTGGATCGAATCCTACACCCTGAAACATGAGTGCCGGATACGCTGCGTCAGCGACGATCCACAAGGAGGAAACGTCGGCGGATCAACCTGGAGCCTTGATGTCATGGCCTGTTTCCCTGACTCTGCCAACCATGACAATTGTCGGAACAATCGGAAGTTTTGGCTCTGGCTACGATGGCTGAACGGGGGCTGTCGGCTAAGTGAGCACCAAATCAAACGGGCAGAGATGATTGACCAAAGGTTTTACTACGAGCTGCGAAGGAAAGGGCTGTATGGCGAAGCGCCTGACGTGCTCGAAGTGCGGTAAGGATTGCGGAACGATTGAGAGGGGCCGCATCCGAGCCGGGATTGTCGTTACCTGCGCGGAGTGTGCGAAGAAGCAGGCCGGAGACGGTAATCAAAATAGGCCAAATTTCGAACGCTATGCCACCTGGGAGCCATTTTAACAGCATGGCCTAGGCATGACCATGGATAAAGCAAACAAAACGGCTCAGGGGGGCAATTTTTCATTGCCCCTCGCTTTCTTCTCCAGGCACTCCAACAGGAATGCCCGGATCGTTTTCCCCTCGGCAGCGAGTGAAAGCGGCGCTCGCCGCCACAAAACTTTTTTTGTTTTTTTGTGTTTTTTCCCTTTCATTGTTGCGCCAGATAGGGATAATTGTAATCAAGAGGGAAGGGAAAAACAACTAACAAGGAGGCAGGGATGAAAACTTTTGCTCAAATAAAAGCGGAAATGGCTGCTGAAATTAAGCACAAAAACGGTTAACCGTGCCAATTATCCCATTCAGCAAAATTGACGAGATGGGCGCAGGTATGTATAAAGGAGTTAAGCGTGACAAGCAGGCTATAGCATCCGACCAGGATGACAGCGGCGGGGCAGCACCGACCGTCACGCTCCAAAAACGAAAGGTAATAAATGGGACGTAAGCCAAAAACATTAACGCCAGATCAAATAAAAGAGGTTGAGACTATAGCTGCCCTTTTGTCACAAGATCAGATGGCTGACTATTTCGGAATTACCAGGCCGACACTTGTAGCAATGATGGAACGCGACCATGAGATTGCTTTACGATATAAAAAAGGCAAAGCCAGAGCCATTGGGATGGTGGCTAAAGGGCTGCTTCAAGAAGCAAGGAACGGCAACTTAACAGCCATGATGTTTTATCTTAAAACACAAGCAGGCTGGCGCGAAAAGGACAGGGAAGAAGATCACATAACCGAACCTATCAGCATAACAATTACAAGGGCGACAAGTGGAGATCAACCTTAAACTAACAGAGCCGCAAGAGACGTTCGTCTTTTGCCCTGAGCCTCACCCGGCGATGGTGGCCGGCCTTGGCGCCGGTAAAACGGAGGCCGGTATTGTTCGCCTACTCCTCAAAATGTTTCAAAATCCAGGAATCAACACCGCTTTCTATCTGCCGACTTATGACCTTATAAAACTCCGTGCAATGCCAGGAATGGAAGAAACCCTCTCTCGGATAGGAATATCGTCAACCGCTAACCGAAGCGACTACATGATTCACATCCACGGGTTCGGGAGCTGTATTTTTCGCAGCTATGACCGGCCTGAAAGGATTGTAAGTTATGAAGTTGCACACTCAATCGTCGATGAGCTGGACACATTACCGCGTGAAAAAGCGGCTTTTGTTTGGCGCAAGGTTTCAGAACGCAACCGGCAACAATGCGGCGAGGCTAACACTATCGGCAATGTCACAACGCCGGACCAGGGGATAAACGGCTTCACTTATCAAAAATGGGAGAAGCAAAAACAGCCTGGGTATGTAACGATTAAAGCACCGACCGCAAGTAATCCTTTTCTACCGCCAGGATACATCCAGCAGATCCGCGACAACTATGACCCGATTTTAGCCGACCTTTACCTTCAGGGTGAATATGTTAGCCTTACTCAAGACAAAGTCTACCATTTTTTCAGCCGCAAAGATCATCATACCGACCGCACACTAAAAGAAGGTGAGCGCATCTATATCGGCCTTGACTTCAACATCGGCGGAACATGCGCAACGGTCTTTGTGATCGAGAATAACAACCCAATCGCAGTTGATGAGTTTGTGAGCCACGATACGCAGGATTTTATAAACCAGTTGGGCAAGCGTTACAAAGACCACCGCCTGACCGTTTATCCAGATGCCAGCGGCAAGGCAAGCAGAACCAACGCCAGCCAATCCGACATTGCCATGATTCGCCAGGCCGGGTATAACGTGGACGCTCCAAACGCTAATCCCGCCGTGCGTGATCGTATAAACGCCGTGAATGCGTTGTTGGCTCATGGCCGGCTGAAGGTCAACACCGACAAGTGCCCTGAGCTTACCGAAGCTTTTGAGATGCAGGGATACGACAAAAACGGCGAGCCTGAGAAGTTTAACGAGCATCCGTCGATAGACGACAGAACAGACAGCTGCGGCTATTTTGTCGCCCGTAAATATCCGATAAACCGCCCCGTCCTTGTTCCAGGCATTCGCTCAGCGATGTAGGAGATACCATGATCGAGACAACGCACCCGCAGTATAACAAGCTCCTGCCGAAATGGGAGAAGATTGACGACATTATCAAAGCCGACAACACAGAGAGGTATCTTGTATATCTGAACCCGCAGGACAAAAGCGAAGATAACGTCACCCGTAACAGGCAATACCGAGAACGGGCGATCTTTTACGCACTGTCAGGACAAACGGCGCAGGGGATGGTCGGTTCCATCTTCCGCAAGTGGCCGGTATTCAGTGTGCCGGATGATATGCTATACCTGGCCAAAAACGCTGACGGTGCCGGTAATTCCATCTACCAGTTGAGCCAGGGCCTGTGCCATGATGTGCTATCAAAAGGCCGCGCAGGGCTGGCGGTATCATTCCCGCAGACCGAGGGCCAGGTCTCCCGCGCTCAAATTGCCAGCGGTGAAGTCGTGGCGACTATTCATCGGTTCGAGCCGGAGCAGATCATCAACTGGCGCACGGAGACCGAAGGCAGTCAGACGAAGCTAACGCTTGTTGTTACGAAAGAGGAGGTTGACGAGGTCGGGCCGGACGGTTACAGCTCACAGCCTGCCGAGATAATCCGGGAGATGACGCTTGACTATCCGCGAGATCCAGAAACGCAAGAGCCATTGACGGACAAGCCAATTTATATCGAACGGATATACCGTAAAGGCTCAGGCGGGTTCACCCTGGAATCAGAGCATTACCCTACAGACGCGCAAGGCAACAACTGGGAAGTTATCCCGTTTCAGTTTGTTGGGAGCGAAACCAACGATCCTGCGCCAGATCATCCGCCAATGCTTGGGCTTGTTGATCTGAATGTAGGCCATTATCGCAACAGCGCCGATTATGAGGACAGCGTTTTTTATTGCGGGCAGGCACAGCCATACATGTCAGGATTAACCGCAGATCATGTCGAATTGATGAAATCAGAAAACATGTACGCCGGCAGCAGAAATCTGATCGGCGTTCCTGAGGGTGGACAATTCGGGTTTGCAATCGCACCGCCGAATCCAATGGTCAGGCAAGCCATGCTCGATAAGGTGGATCAGATGGTAAGCCTCGGAGCCAGGATCATGCAGCAGGGGTCCGCGACCAAAACAGCCAGCCAGGTGATGGGCGAACGTGAGGCACAAACATCCGTGCTGGCCCTGGTATCATCCAACGTATCCGAAGCATTCACGCAGTGCCTGCAA